AAGTCGGTGGGTGAAAATACGACATTTGAGATGCTTATAAGCTGCGGAGCGTCGATATAGTCTCCTGGATCAAATGACACTTACAATCAATAAATATATATGTTTCTCGGCTGCCATGGCGATTTCTCAGAGAAAGATGTTTTTCAAAAATTCAATCACTCAACCGTGACGCTCTTTGCCAGACCAGTAGGGCGATCGACATTACGGTCAAGACGAAGGGCCACAAAATAGCTCAGCAACTGCATGGGAATGGTGTGGATGATTGGCGAGAGCACCTTATCCACATATGGCACCTTCACAACTTTGAGGTTTTCATGGTGCTCGAGGTCAACATGCTGTTCAGTGATGACAAAAACGCGTGCTCCGCGAGCGAGAACTTCGTCAATGTTTGACTTTAGCTTATCCAGGCAACTGTGGTCTGCCAGAGACACTACAACCGGGACAGGTTTGTTGAGAAGAGCAAGAGGGCCGTGCTTCAGTTCGCCTGCCGAAATACCCTCTGCATGGATGTAACTGATCTCCTTGAGCTTGAGGGCGCCTTCATAGGCAACCGGTGCATGGAGCCCACGGCCAAGGAAGAGTGCTGATTGCGACTTGTAGATGTCGTCAGCCCACTCTATCATACTATCTTTGACAAGGCTCAGGGTGCGTTCCACGGCATCAGGCATCTCATCCAGCATTGACGAATCCCGTTTGTTGCCAAGCACATTGGCTAGGACATACAGTGCCGCGAGCTGTGATGTAAAGGCCTTTGTGGAGGCCACAGACACCTCGGGTCCGCACTTGGTGATAAATTTCATAATGCTCTCACGCACAATCGTGCTCTTTGCAGAGTTGCAGATTGTCAGCGTATATAGCATACCTGCTTTCTTGGCTTTATGGAGAGCGGAGATAGTATCAGCAGTTTCACCAGACTGAGAAATAGTCACCACGAGCGTGTTGGGATTCGAAATAAAAGGTTCGTACTCGCTCGCAATATATACATCGCAATGTTTGTGGGCAATTGTTTCAATCCAGTTCTTTGCAATGAGACCAGCATTGTAACTTGTACCACAAGCAAGGATGATAACATTGCTGATCTTACCAAAGATTGCCGGCGCGATGTCTCCAAATGTGTCTGGTTCAAATACAATGTTCTTTATGGTGTTCTTGATGCTCAGAGGTTGCTCATAGATTTCCCTGAGCATGTGGTGTTCAAAAGCACCGGTCGTAGGTGCAACTTCAAAATCCTCTAAAACTTCAAAATTAGTTGGTATACTGTCATTGTTCAAATCAAACAGGCAAACATCTCCGGGAGAAATTTTACCTGTCATACCATCCTCAACATACATGATTTTGTTAGTAGGTGCTGCAATAGGGTCTGAAGCAACGCAGATAGAATTGTCATCATTCTTACCAATGACAAGGGGGCTTTTGTTTTTGGCAATTACGAGGACATTGGGTTCCTTGTTGCAAATCACGCCAAGTGCGTATGAACCACAAAGCTGTTTCACGGCAACCTGAACCGCCTCGAGCAGATTGCCATTGTAGAACAAACGGATGAGGTGGGCAACAACTTCTGTATCGGTCTGGCTCTCGAACACAAACCCCTGGCCAATCAAATGAGTGCGCAGGTCCCGATAGTTCTCAATGATGCCATTGTGGACGACAGCAATATTGATGTCATCTTGGACTGAGAAATGCGGGTGTGCATTCATCACACTGGGGATGCCAGTGGTGCTCCACCTTGAATGAGCAATGACAATGCTTGAGGAAAACCCGTCGGACTGGCGACGAAGATCGTCAATACCATTGATGCTTCGGATTCTTTTTAGTCCATCAGCATCTGGAAATGCGATACCGCATGAATCATAGCCACGATATTCAAGCTTTTGAATACCGTCAAGAGACAGGGAAATTGCTGAGCTGTTGGACACAATACCGAAAATTCCACACATGATGTGTATATATGAAACTGCAAGTTATACTTTTGTCTGTCGATATATAACAAATGGCAACGCATATTGACACTCCGCAAGTTATAAACATGTAAACAAACACTCATTTCAGAACCAATAATCATGTGCTCATATTCTTTGGCATATAGGATATTTCCCATAGGAAAGTTTCCGCGAAAAGAATATTTGATAGAATTAATCTGTATACATCACAATAAAAATGTAAACATATACTATACACAGAATGAATATTGACAAGGGCATGATAAGATCAGCAATTCTTGCAGCAATTATCTGGTTCATGCGTCAGGATCTTGTGCTTGCACTGATAATTGCAGTTGTGAGTTATTTTGCTCCTCGTATTGGCCTATAGAAACTTTTGAATCTGTCCTTTTAAATGTTGTGTGTACATGATTTAAATTGCAAAAGAAGTGATCTCGGTAAAGAGCTGGAATGTATAGGTCACAACTTATCAGTAGTAGACTTTATCTCTACATCAACGTTCTTGGCAACATCATTGTAAAACTCCTTGGTTTCAATCGGGAATTTGTACATCCTGTGGTCACCGGTGGCGCACATCTTTATAACTTGAGCACCAGATATATGTTTCTCTTTCTTCTTACCGGTGTCAAAAGAAGGCGCCGTCATATCCTTTAATGCTCTCTGGATATTCTGAGGGGCATATGGTATATGGTAGTCATCATCGAATAAATTTGCACTCTCCTTCAGATACTCATTTCTGTATTTCTTCAAGTCTTTTGTAGTGTCTTTTCCGGTGACAGGGTCCTTGTGGACAACGACATTCTTATCAGAATCGTATTTGATGAACTTTTGGTCGGCGCATATGCCACGAGTATACCTGAACAAAATGGCGGGTATCTGTTGAGGATCCGCCCCGCGTATTTCACTGATGAACTCCGGTTTCTTGAACACGTCATACACCGCCTCTACCGCTGACCTATCTGGCACCGCAAGTGTAATGTTAAGATTGATACTGCTATCATTAATAACAGAACCAACATTGCCGTTGTAAACGGTTTGCGGAACAACTTCCTTGCGGTCATAGTCTTCCTTGAGAACAAACTCCTTTATAGAATTTGACATTTCACAACCACATTCCACTTTCTTATGACGAGAAGCATTGCCAGGGTTACTTGTTTCATACCCACAACCACAGATGTAATATGGAATGTTGTAAACTTTCATTCTGACATATCATCATATATTTTATTAAGTTATTTTACAAGTAGTTGTCGTAGTTGTCGTCATCAAACACGGCACTATAGTTTTATAAGTAGTTGTCGTAGACTTATTTTTTTTTTTTTTTTTTTTTATTTTTTTTTTTTTTTATTTTTTTTTTTTTTTTTTGAAATTAGTTTTCTACTGAAATGTTTACATGGAATCAAATTCAATGAATTTGTTTGACTTGCAGAATGCCAGCAGTGTGTTCTCTGGAAACTTTGCAGAGAATCCGCGATGACTGATGATCATATTGATAGAAAATGTTTTTGTGTTTACATTTGGTATGATTTTAGCAAAAATGTTTAGAGTCAGTTAATATAATCCTCATCATCAGATGAGATCCAATTGTACTCGTCATTTCCAGCATTATATACCATGTGCCTATCATTGTACTCATTAATTTCATTTTCAATATGATCGAAATATGTCTTTACCGTTTCCAAAGCGTTGACACGAGTTTCATAGAACTCGTACTCGTCAGAGTCTTCGTCACATTTATTCATTTCCTCCATACAATGATCAATATATTCCTCCACTGCCTCGATACACTTGTAGTAATTTCCTTGCTCAAATGCTGTATCACTATACTCATCATTAACAACCCCACTGGTATCCATACCAAGTACCTGGAAACGAAGAATGTACCGTATTTCCATCTCGTCATAACCATTGAATTCTTCCTCGGTCCTCTGGAAGTAGTACTCGGGACCCCTTGTCTTCTTGGTTGTCTTCTTCTTGGTTGCCTTTACAGGCGTCCGCACAGGAGTGTAACTGGATGCCCGAGTTGGTGTCTCAACATCTGTTCTCCACTCAACCATCTCTGGTTCCTTCTTTGTCTCAAAGGGTTTGAGAGTCAAAGGCTTTGCCGACATAGTTGTTTTCTTCTTTTGTTCCGTCTTGTGAATGAGATCCTGAAGATGGTCCCTCGCCTCAGCAAGGGCGAGGATACGCGCGTACATATCATTCATGTAGTTTCCACAGTCGAAGCGGTCACTGGGAGACTTCAGCTTGGTCATCTTCATTTTAGAATCTTCATAAAACCCCTTTGCCTCTTCGCGATATGCGATGATCTTCTTCAGGGCAGTTTTCTTTTGGCAACCCTGAGAAAACCTCTCAATGTATTCGGCAGCACGGGTGGAAATCATATTTGTTTGTCCTTGCAGGTAGAACTGGTGGTTGTTTTTGTTTGGTGTTCTTTGCTTTGATTTCAATGTCTTTTATGTTCCTCTGATATCCAGGGTCGAACGATTTTTAATGTCATTTTAGATAACATGTCATTTGACCACGGTGTCATATCGACAAAAAGAGCATATGATACAAATTTTACAGTATACGATACTATCATCTATCATCAGACATGACATCGCTCACTGTGTTTCCCACCGACTGGAGGAGCGGTGATGAGGGCGAACAGTTTCGCATCAATTTGTTTGGAAAGACGCCCGACGGAAAGACAGCCTGCATTCGTATCCGGTTCACACCAGTGTTCTTGCTCGAGATGCCTGCGACATGGAGTCCTTCCAGGCAGAAGCTCTTCATCACGGAGACCGCCATCAAATATGGTGCCATAAAAGATATGTGCCTTCCCGTGAAGAAGAAGTCGATGTGGGGATTTGATGGTGGTGTGATGCGGAACATGGCGCAGTTTGCTTTTCCGACTCTTGAAAAGATGAGGAAGGCAAAGTACGGACTGAAGCGGGATTATCAGATTTACGAATCAAATGTCGACCCCATCGTCCGCCTCTTCCATATCAGGAAGATCAACCCAGCTGGCTGGGTCCAAATTAAGCAGTCTTATCCGGTCATGACTCGCATTTCGCGGTCGGACATTGAGGTAGACTGCAACTTTACAACTGTGTGCGGCAGTGAGCTAACAACTCCTCCACCGCTTGTGATTGCCAGTTGGGATATTGAGACATACTCGAAGGAGCGCAAGTTTCCTCTGTCTTCCAACCCAACCGACTACGTCACGCAGATCGCAACATCATTCCAGCGATATGGTGAGGAAGAACCGTATCGCAGGGTTGTTGTGTGTTTCAAGGACACTGGCAAGGTTGATGGTGTGGAAATCGTGAGTTGTTCCGAGGAGCAGGATATGATAAATGCTTGGATGACCATTGTGTCTGAGGAAAAGACAGATGTTCTCATTGGATACAACGTGTTCCAGTATGATTGGAAGTATGTGTCTGGCAGGGCGCAGATGCTGGTGGATGACGCTTCTGCAGATGATACAGTGTTTGTAGATACTCTTGGTCGTCTGCTTGAGGGTGGGGGTGCTGTTGTAGAGCGTGAGCTTGCCAGCAACGCATTCGGCCAGAACTTCTTTTACTATCTTGACACTCCCGGCGTCATTCAGCTGGATCTTCTCCAGTGGATGCGGAAGAACCGAAACTTGGAGAGTTATTCTCTGAACAATGTGTCCAAGCTGTATCTTGGTGATCAGAAGGATGACCTTCCTGCCATGAAGATCTTTGAGAAGTTCGAGGGCGGGCCCGACGATCGCGCAGTGATTGCCAAGTATGCTGCTCAGGATACTCTGCTTCCTCTGAAGCTTTTGTCCAAGCTTGCCATCTTTGAGGACATCACGGAGATGGCGAACGCGGTGAAGGTTCCAGTTGACTGGATTGGGTTCCGCGGGCAGCAGGTGCGCGCTTTCAGTTGTTTGTTTGGCAAGGCTCGTGAGATGAACTACGCAATTCCCGATGACAAGGCATGGGCTGCTGAAGGTAAGTTTGAGGGTGCTACTGTGTTGGAACCAAAGAAGGGAGCCTACTTCACGCCAATTGCAGCTTTAGATTTTGCGTCACTTTACCCGAGTATCATTCGTGCTCACAACATGTCTCCGGAGACTCTGGTGATGGATGCTCGTTACAAGAACTTGCCTGGTGTTGAATACTACGAGATTGGCACCGGTATTGGCACTTTTCGGTATTCTCAGCAAAGCCAGGGTGTTGTGCCAGCGCTTCTTGATGACCTGGCAAAGTTCAGGAAGAATGCCAAGAAGCTCATGGCGGCAGCGCACAAGGAGGGTGATGATTTCAAGGAGGCTCTGTATGATGCAAGTCAGCGTTCATACAAGGTTGTCATGAACTCGGTGTACGGTTTCCTTGGAGCAAGTAAGGGATTCTTGCCATGTGTTCCAATTGCGGCATCAGTCACGGCAACTGGTCGCAACATGATTGATGTGGCATCTCGTAGGGCAATTGAGCTTCTCCCTGGTTCGGAAGTCATATACGGCGATACTGATAGTATCATGGTAAAGATGAAGCTTCCGGAGGGGAAGAACCAAGAAGACATCAATGACCACTTTGAGGTTGCAAAGTGGTTGGCAGGTGAGATTACAAAGGAGTATCGGGCGCCCAACGATTTGGAGTTTGAGAAGATCTATTACCCTTACATTTTGTACTCAAAAAAGAGGTATGCAGCAATCAAGTATGAAGATCCTGAAGAAAAGGGTAAGGTTGATGTGAAGGGTCTTGCTCTTGTTCGGCGTGATTTCTCGCCTATTACACGAGAGATTCTCAAGGAATCTCTTGATACGATTTTGTTCGCAAAGGACACGCCAACGGCAGTAAAGGATACTCGCGAGAAGATCCGCAAGGTTCTTGATAACGAGTATCCTATGGAAAAGTTTGTGATGTCTAAGACTCTCAAGACCGGTTACAAGAATGAGATGCAACCGCATCTGATCGTTGCTAACAAGATCTTTGACCGCACAGGTTTTCCCGTCCCTTCTGGTGCTCGCGTTCCCTTTGTCTATGTTGAGGACAAGGACAACATTGATGCCAAGCAGTCGATGCGAGCAGAAGACCCCAAGTATGCGATGGATAATGGTCTCATTGTAGACAGGTTATTTTACATCAATCATCAACTACTCAAACCACTAACATCTCTGTTTGAGCCTCTTGTGGACCACCCAGAAAAGGAACTCTTTGGGCACGTGGATGTTGTAGGAAAGATTGAAGCTCTGACTACACGCCACAAGGCAGAACTCAAGGACACCAAACGTGTCAAGAAGAACAAGGCAAACAATCAAATTGAGATAACTTCATTTTTCAAACCCAAGA